CTCATAACCTGAAGGTCGTAGGTTCAAATCCTACTCCCGCAACCAAAAAATATATCAATATATCAAAGGCTTAGGCCAATGCAGGGCGCCCCACGGGGCGCTTTTTGCGCTTGCAACACAGAACAACACGTTCCCCAAAGATTTCAAATCCTTACGTCCAGTCCCGATTCCTCCGTGCGACACCCATGCGACATGTAAATAGGCGGATGTTCGTGGTGCGTTCCCCGGGTGGAACCGGTTGCTCGAGAAGCGCCCAGTAAGCCAAATGCCGATGTGTCGGGTGTCATCAGTCAACATCCCCGCGTTTTCTTGCCTCTCGGCTCGCCGTGAAATCCGGGCGCATATGTTCGCTTGAGCCACGTCAGCAGGCTATCGGCTTCGTCAAGTTCCGCGTCATCGACGCGGTGGCCCCGGCCGCTGCCCGACCCCTTGCCGCCGATAGAACACCATTGCAGATGCGCGGGGAGGGCCTGTGGGTTCTCGCCGAAGTACCAGGTTTCCGAAGGCTCGAAGATCAGAACTGGGCCGCTTAGGTCCTGGTGAAGGTGCCGGTCAGTCGGGTGATAGCCGGGACGTAGCCGAAGAACATCACCGTTTGGGGAAAACCCATAAACAGCATCGTTGCGCGCCGGGTATGCGTGCTCTGCGACATAGTCGGGCCAATCGACAACTTTCGCGACCCTTGCTGCATAGGCAAGCATATCGCGCGGAAAGGGTGCCGGGGCAAAAGACGCGATGAAATCGCCAGCCTTTGCCGTCCTCCGAATGCTGGGTTTGCATGTCGCAAGCGAAAGCAACCCGTTCTGCGCGCAAGGGGCCGTTCCGTTGTCGTCAGCCAGTACGTATCGGTAGAAACGATCCATGGTCCCAATCCCTCAATCCGATTTCCGGCAGACGAGTTCTATCACTTCTACCAGCCATTCACGCGCGTCGTGATCATCCGTGATGTCGCAAACGAATTCCTGGCCGCGAGCAACGATGTTCAGCCGGTCGGAACCTTGCCACCGATCATCCCTGCTATGGTAGGTCAGCCCGACACGTCGGAGCCAAGTTGGGACTCGCCACAGACTGACAGGTCCGCCCGGAACAGATAGGCGAAGGCCATCATGGTCGCGCGTCGAGACATCGCCGCGACCGATGTACATCGTGTCGTTGAGATTCCATGCCCCGAGCGTATGCGGATGCCGCCTCGAGAAGCCGGTGGGTTGGTCCTTCAGGCTCGGGTTTGCGCCAATCGTTCTGACCTCGTCGACCTGCAAGAAGCCAAAAATCCGGTGATGGCGGTCGCGTCCGTTTGGTCCGGCAAAGAGGCCAAAGAACAGAAACACGTCGCCGACACCGACGTTGTTGTTTGAAAGGTGTGTCTGCGCCGCGCTGGTCTGGCCAAATGCACAGCGTCCGCCCTCGAACATTGGATCGTGGTGGCAGAGGCTGTCGCCCGAATAGCGGCCTTTAGAGGCGACGCTGACATGGTTGCCAAGACCAAGATCGCCATATGTGGTCTCTGATCTATGGTCTGTCGGGATAGGCAAAGTGATTGGGCAACCACCAATGATTGGCGATGGCCCGCCACCTGATCCGCTGTCAAAGCCCTTTCTGCTGAATATGATCTTCATTCCGCGCACCAAGGCTCCAAGAGACCGTACTGCACACAGTCTCTTGGAAGCGCTCACGCAATTCAACCGAAAGCCGTTGAATTGTTTACGCTGCCACCGTCCCGATGCCATCCAGCCGCACGGCGACGCTGGTGATGCCGTTTCCGGCAGCCTCCGTCGCGATGCCCACCGGAAAACGCCCGGTCCCCGGAACGTTGATGTTCTTGGCCGTGTTGTCCCACGCCACGCGTGCGCCGACAGTCAGTACGGCGGCGGTGGCTTTTGGCAGTTGATAGACGCCGGTGGTGGCCAGTTCGAGCGGATCGCCCTCGACGGCCGAATAGGCGGCGATGCCGAAGATGTTGCCGACGATCACGCCCTCGCCAGAGGTGATGCCGCCTGCGGGAGCGGGCACGGTGATGACGTCGCCTTTCTGAATATGGTTCTTCATGGTCAGAGCCCTTTCGAGGATTGGATGCGGACCACGGCGATGCGCGCCGTGGTGCCGGTGATCTGGCGGTTGAGGTCGCCCAGCGCGGCTGCCATTTCGGCGTCGGTCGCATAGGTCACCCGCTTGCCGTCGTATTCGACGGTGCGGATGCCCTGATAGCGGGCGGCCATCAGGGCGTCGCGCCAGGCGGTCAGTTGCGCGAAGTCGGCCATTACGCGCCTGCATTCTGGAACCAGCCGCGGTGGTCGATGAAGCCTGCGCCGAAGTCCAGGATCACCCGGATTTCCACACCGTCCACGTCCCATCCAGACCGGCTTTCGACCTGTGGGCCTTCGTTGCCGGATAGGTAGGCGAACTCGAGGCCGTCGATCTCGCCCGGATCAGCGGTGACATACCAACGCGTGGCGCTGGACAGGCGCGGTTCCACCACCAACGACATGGCACCCGAGAAGGGGTTCACATCGGCGGCGGTGGCGGGCGCGATGGTCGCCAGCCATTTCTCCGCCACGGTCTCAAGCGCGGGCGGGACAAGCAGGTTCTTCGGCGTGACCCTGATGATGCGCCCGTCGATGCCCTTCTGCGTGCGCAGGGCCAGCCGGGCTGCGGACAGGGTAGCATCGGAAATCACCGCGCCGCTGGCCGCCTTGTTGCCATGGTCGACATGGAACAGGGCTTTGGTGTCCGACAGCGTCGGGCCGTTGCCGCTGTTCGCCTCCAGCAGGGTGACGAGGATCCGGGCCTCAGTCTCGGCGGCCCCTTGGCCCATGCGGCGGGCGAGGTCCGAGAACGCCCCGATATCATCATTCACCAGCACCTGCCGGGTGATGCCGATCTTCTTGGCCCAAGTCTCGATTTTGTAGGCCTCGCGGGCCTCCGCCATCGTTCCGGCCTTGATCTCACCGTGCTCGTTCAGCTTTTCCAGCAGCGGGGCCTCGCCCAGCATGATCTTGTTCACCGAGCGGAAATCCCGTGCCGAGGTTTGGCGGCCAAGGCGGCGGATGCCCGAGGGCGCGGCCTGATAGGCATCGCGCAGCACCCGGCCCACGGTGTTGCCGAGGATGATCGGGAAGTCTGAGGTCGTGTGCAGGGCGCGGGTGACGAGGCTTGCGGGCGACAGTGCCATGGTGGACTCGCCGCGCAGGATGAGCAGTTCCTTGGCCATATCGACTGGCGTGGCGTAGGCGTAGCGGCGGGCGGGTTCAGACAATTCGTGGCGCGGGTTGATCCGGGCGTAGAGGGCTTCGCCCATCTGGCGGGCGCGCAAGGCCGGGTCGTCCTGGCTCTCGCCCATCTCGACCCGAACCTGTTCCGTGCGGATCGTCGGTGCGCTGCGGCTGGCCAGCGCCACGAAGGCGGCACGGCGGGCGGTGTCGGCATCTGCGGCGGCATCGATCTGGCCGTCGATCCAGGACTGGTCCAGCCCGGCAATGCGGGCGATGGAGCGAATTTCCGTGTTGATCGCGGCGCGGGTCTGCGTCTCGGGCGGGGCAGGCGTGATGGTGCTGTCGGGCATATTGGTCTCCATGCGGATGCGGGCACCCGGGTCAGCCGGGGTGGGGACAAGGGAAATCTCGTGGGGCGTCCAGCGCACTGCGGTCAGAACGCGCGCGCCGTTCTCGGTGCTCTCTTCCCATTCCTCGACCGAATAGCCGACCGAGACGTGCCGCAGGATCCCGGACAGGACGTCCTGCCAGAGCGGTTCCACCTCGGGGCGCGACGAGAACCGGATCAGCGCCGTGCCGCGCTGGCCATCGACGGCGGCGGATTGCACGCTACCGAGCACATCGCGGACGGCCGATTGCCGATGCGCATCCAAGACGCTGGCACCCTGAAGGCGCGACAGGTCGACCGCTTGCGGGTCGAGGCTAAGGCGTTCGACATACTGGCCAGACATATCGCGGCGGCGCACTGGGGCACCTGTGGACCAGATCACCTCGACGGTGCGGTCATCGCGGTTGGCGCTGGCCGGGGCTAGGTCGGCGCGGCGGGTCAGCAGGGTGATGGTGTCATTCATGGGGGATGTCCTCCTTCTGGACAGGCGGCGCACCGAAACTCAGGCCCAGCGCATCGGTGCGTGCCTTGTCAGCGGCGATCTCGGCATCGACCTGTTCGGCGTCGTAGCCCCGTTCGGAAATCGCCTGACGGCGGCTTTTGAGGCCCGCGTTGATCGCAAGGATTTCGGCCTCGACGTCCTTCTTAGGATCGACATAGTCGAACTTCGGTGGGAGCCATTCGCAGGCCAGATAGGCGGCAGGATCGTGGTCGAAATCGCGGGCGGGCAGGTCGCCCGAAAGAACCGCCAGCCGCACGAACCTCTCCCAGACCGGGCGGCAGAACAAATGGACGACAACGTTGTGCTGCAACTGTTCGACGCGCCGACGAAATTCGATCAGCCCGGCGCGGATCGAGGAATAGGTCACTCCTTCCAGATCGCCCGAGACCAGCTCGTATGGCAGGCCCATCCCCGCAGCCACAGCGCGCAGGTGGTTTTTGACGAAGGGGCCGTAGGCGTCGCTCTCGGTCGGATTGGAAAAGCGGATGTCGGTGCCAGGCGGCAAGGGGATCAAGCTGCCGGGTTCCATGCCAACGGTCAACGCGCCGCCATTGTTGGCGCCGGTCAGCCCACCCGCCGTGCCATCCGGGTCGGTGATGAAGCC